AAAACTAGGTAAGAACGCATTTGTTGGACGCATGTGGCGTTCACATCCACGTTTCTCTGATGAAGCAGATTCATCACTTCGTGGTTTGTTAGATCTCTGCGCCGAACTTCTTCTCCTCAACAGAACGTTCCGTGCAACTGCACGTTCACGTCTGAATGCAGGTGCTCTTTACTTGCCAGACGGACTTTCTGTTGCTTCACAAGGCGATGGTGACTTCCCTTACGATTCCGAAGATGGCATTGGTCCAAACTTCACTGCTGAAGAAGCAGAGGATGAGTTTGAAGAGCAACTAATGGATGCGATGACGACTCCAATTCGTGACGAAGAGTCTGCTTCCGCTGTTGTTCCTCTTATCATTCGTGGTCCTGCAGAACTTGGCGACAAGATTAAACAATTTAAATTCGAGCGTTCTTTCGATCCAGCACTAGCTGAGCGTTCAGATCGTGTATTAGAGCGCATCCTGCAAGGATTAGATGTTCCAAAGGATGTTGTAACAGGTCTTGCAAATGTTAAGTACTCAAATGCAATGCAAATTGATGAGTCACTATACAAGGCACACATCGAACCTCTTATGTTGCTTATTGCAGATGCTCTTACAGTCGTTTATCTTCGTCCATACCTAATTGCAAATGGTTTTGAAGAGACACAAGTAAATCGCATCGTTGTTTGGTATGACCCATCAGCAATTGCAACTCGTAATGACCGTGCAACAGATGCAGATGCAGGATTTGATCGTATGGCTGTCTCTGCAAACTCTTGGCGTCGTGCTCATGGCTTCTCAGATGCAGATGCACCTACTCCAAAAGAAATTGCGCTAAGACTTCTACAAGAGCGTGGCGTACTTACTCCAGAATTTACAGAAGCAATGCTTTCAGCCGTTGCACCAGAAGTTATTAATACAGTTCGCTCACAGCAACAGCAAGCATCCGTTGCTCCTATCCCACCTGAGTTACAAGCAGCACTTGATGCCGCAACTCAAGGTGCAGAAGAAGCAGGAATTGAGTCAGAGGCTCCAGCAGAAGGGCAAGAGCAGTAATGTCTGATGAATCAATTGACATTGTAACTACTTCACTTGTTTCAGCAGGAGATCCTTGCTGGGAAGGCTATAAGCAAGTTGGTATGAAGAAGGGTAAAGACGGAAAAATGGTTCCTAACTGTGTTCCTGTCGATGCATCTGATAATTCTGAGTTTGCAGCAAAGAAAAAGCGCACAGAAGCCCAAACTCCAGCTCCAAAGAAAGATCAAATTAAAGGTTCTAGTAAAAATAAAAAGGGATCAGCATCTGGAAGTCGTAAAATTAAGTTTTCTGCCGCTGTAGAAAAATCTTTACAAAATAAAGTCAAAGAACACAACGAAAAAGCAAAAGGTGGTCGTCGTGCAACTCTAGGAATGCTCAAGGCTGTCTATCGCCGTGGTGCGGGTGCCTACAGCACTTCACATCGTCCAGGTAAGACACGCAACCAATGGGCAATGGCTCGTGTTAATGCATTTTTAAAATTGTTAAAGTCTGGAAAGCCTTCTAACCCTGCATACACAACAGATAACGATTTACTTCCAGCTAAGCACCCACGATCAACAAAGAAATCAAACTCCATTGCAGCTTCAGCAGGTTTGGTTCCTGAAGAAAGCGATTTAGCAGAAGCGCTAATCGAGATTGCAGACAAATATGGAAAGTTCAATGAAGATGCCACAGGAATCTGGGCAGGATACACACCACCAGCAGAAAATGATGTCAAAGGAATCGGAGTCAAGTGCTCTAGCTGTGTTTTATACATGGGTAACGGCCAATGCCGAATCATCGACATGGAAGTCGAAGACGAGGGTAAGTGTCGTTTCGCGGTTATTCCAGATGGCGTCGTTGATGTCGGAGTTCTCGAAGGTGAAAAGCTCGGAAACGAAATCCAATCCGAACAAGAGCTTGCAGAGCTAGCAGCTCAGTGGAGTTATCAACAAGAATTAGAAACATATTTAGGTTCTGAAGAAGATTATGAATCACCAGAGCAAGCAATCCTTGCTATGGCTGAGTATTCTGGCTATGGATATGAAGCAGAGCACGCAATTCGTGCGTCTTGGCTTCGTGCAGTTCGTAATGGAGAGAATCCATTTAAGAGAGCATCACTTTTAGCATCACTTGGTAAAGAAAGCCTTGATGCCGATCTACTTCCAATAGCAGGAGAAGAGTAATTGCTATATAACAATAAATCTAAAATTAATCCAAGCGAGAGAGTTCTTTCTACTCGTGAGCAAGCACGAATTATTCGTGTAGAAGCTCTTCAAATTTTAGAAAGTGCCAACGAGTTTGCCTCTACCTCTCGTCGTGTTAGCAAAAGAGCAGCTTATAAAGTAATCTCTCGTTCTCTATCTAAAACTAATGGACTTCCTTTTTCTATTCGTAAGCATCAAGCTTTTTCCGATTTATCAAACTACATTGCACTTGCAAAACACAACAAGGTAAATGGCTTAACAGCTTTTAACACAGATCTTCTTCCAGTTTCACATCCACGTTCTACAAAACTAACCACAATGACAGCTTCAGCAATTTTAGAAGCTCAGATGCGTTGGGTTATTGATGATCCACGCATTACAGATGACAATGCTAAGGCTCTTATTGCTTCAGCAATGATGTCTCATCCAGATTCTCCAGAGCACATGTACACGATGAAGCGTATCGAGCTTCTTCCACAGGGGACAGTTCCTCTAGAAGCACTCGTAGCTGCTTACGGTGATGGAAACTCTCGTGCAGCTCGTTCTGCTCGTGCAAAGTTACAGCGCCGTGATCGTAAGGGTCGCTTTGCTGAAATGTTTGGAACTTTTAAACTTATCCTTGGTCTTCGTGATGGTGGTAAGGCAAGTGCCACAGGTCGTATCTTGGGTCAGAACATCTTTAGCCCAGATCTTCTTGATATGGAACTCCCAGATGGTCGAATTGTAGCTGCACCAATCTCACAAGGCGAGCAGCCAGAAGCATTCCTTGATGATGTAAGCCCAGAAGCAAGAGAAAAAGGCTGGGTGCGTGCTTCAGATATGGACATCGATAGTAATGCCCCTGTTGTTGGCGAAGACGGTCTTGTATTCATGGATGCACCTTCAGGATTTCGTGAAGATAAATCACATAAGGGTGCTGGAAAGAAATATACAGACGAAGCATTCGATGTAACTGTATTTGACTCACCAAGTCCACAAACTCGTGATCTTATTGATGCAGCGATTAAGCGCAGTAGAGAATTAGATTTAGAAGATCCTCGTCAGGTTAAACTTGGTGAAGATGGCAAGCTTTGGGATCCAGATCGTAAGCTTTTTGCTGTTAATAGGCGTGGAGAAAACACTCAGTTTGCTTTTGCACAGAACTGGAAAGATGCTTTAGCTGAAATTTCTCGTAAAGAAAAGATAGATGATGAAGAAAAGTTTGAGCAGGGGGAAGATGAGGAGTCAGTTGCTTTAGCTGAAGATCTTAAGGGTGGAAAAAAGAAAGCAGCAAAGAAAAAAGAAGAAAAAGCAAAGCTTCCTTCAGATCAATTTAAATACAACGTACCAGAACGCTCTATAGATTTAGATCCAAACTATAACTACGTTCCAGAAGGAACTGAAGACGACCCAGCAATGCTTGCTGCAATGCAAAGCGATGATGATCTACAAAACGCTCTTGTTGATGCTTTAGAGCCTGTTAACTCAAAAACACCTGCAACTGGTTTAGGCCGTCTTGAAGATGAAAATGGGGAAGAATTTGAAGTCCCAGCCGAAGCAATCCTAAGTGCAATCTCCGAGCAAGGTGGAGATACAGAGATGGCTCTTGCAAAAGCTTACGACACAATCAATAACAACTCTGATAACGAAAAAGCTTTAACTGAGTCTCGTTCAAAGGGAAGAAAAGAAAAAGCAGCAGAACCTAAAAAGTTAGATGAAATTTTTGATGAAGTTGTATCGGAAGAGCCAGAAAAACCTATTGCAGATATTCCTGCAGAAGAAGTAGATGAATCTGACGAAGATTCTTTTGAAGATGCAGTTAGAGAGCTTGACTATATTCCAGCACTTTCAGGTCTCTCTAAAGATGAAAAACGCTCAATTATTAAAAATAATGATTACTCTTCTTTTCTTCCAAAGAATGAGGACATAGATTTTCCTGAAGGAATGTACAAGCCTCAACAATCAACAGAAAAAGATAAAGAAGATGCCATATCCCTTGCAAGACAACGTTTCTGGGAAGATTCAGATCTTATTAAAGGTTTACAAGAATCTATAAAAAATGGTGGAACAGAAGATGTTCTTTCTTTAAACGAAAACAAAGAGTTTGTTCCAGAGCCAGTAAACGCTGAAGCATGGAGAGATGCTGTTGCTCTCAGAGGTGTAGATGCTAATGAAATTATGCGTAAGATTGCTAATGGAACTTTAGATCTTGAAGAAGAAAAGAAAAAAAGCAAGAAAGCAGAACGCAAGCGCATATCTGATGGAAAAGCTAAAAGAGAAAAAGAGACAAAAGAGCTTAGCGAAAAGCTTGGCCTTTCTGATGAAGAGTACGCATATGATGTTCGTCGTCCATTTGAATTAGCTGGAAATGTTGACTATGCCAACACTGGTTCTACAGATGTAAGAGATGAGCTTGCTGATATTGCTAAGAGCTACTTTGACGGTAAAGATTTTAATAATAGAAATGATGCTAGAGCTGCCCTTAACGAATTAAAACAAATTTTAGATAGCTCAGATTATTCAGGTGAAGATAAAAACTATCAAGAAGTTGTTGAAACATTAAAAGAAGATATTGAGAGATCTTTAGATAATCTTAATCAAGACGAAGATTTTGAAGAAGAAGGTACTCAGCAAGAAGAGCAAGCTAAAAAAGATTCACTACCTTCAGTTATCCCAGATGGATGGAAGGTAGATCCTGAATCTGATACCACTCTTGTTAATGAAGCAACTGGCGATGTTATTGATCGAGTAGATAAAAAAGGAATAGAGCCTTACTGGTTTATTGCATCAGATGCTGGTGAATCCCCTAATTTTGATAGCGCTGAAGAAGCTCTCAAGTTTTGGAATGATAACTTTAAAGATGTAGAACGTATTTATCCTGAAGGAACTCCAGCAGGTGAATATGATGCAACAAAGCAAGGCAAGACTGATGAAGAAATTGCTGAAGAAAAAGAAGAAGCTGACGTTGCTCCAGCAGGTCCTCCAGGTCCTCCAGGAGGCGGTGGAGATGACGGTCAACCTCCAAAGAAAATAATCACATACAAGCGTGCTGGAAAGCGCACACTTCTTCGCGCTGGTAAGGGTGCACCTTTCCGCGATAAAGAAATTGCAGACTTCCTTGCAGAGAATGGTTTTGAGTGGTCTGACACTGTAGAACGTGATGGCAAGGTTATTAATGTTAAAGCACAGACAGCTTTACAAGACGATAAAGAGTTTAAAGCCTTTGCTCGTGAGCTTCGTGATCGTTTTAATATTGATTTACAACCTCGTGCAGGTCAAGACCCAATTGATATTGACGCACCAGATGAAGAAGTTAAAGAAACTCCAACTCCAACTACAACTCCTGAAGCTAAGCAGCCGTCCGAATTAAGAGACGAAAAACTTAAACAGCGTGATGGAATCCAGATGATCAAAATTACTGGCCCAGATGGAGAAGAAATTGAAACTCCAGTCTTTAATTTTGGTGGTCGTCCTATTGTATTAATTAATATTAATGGAGTACGCATACCATTTTATGTCAGTACAGGTAGTGGTGGAAAGAAAAATGTCCCTGTTGGAAAATGGTATCCAATCTTTGGAATTGGTGCAGATAATTGGTTCAACAAAGGTGATGAAAATGAGATCAATAGCTACTATGGAAGCCCTGAACTAAAAGAAGCAGCAGAATGGCTTGACTTAAATATTGGAGATATTCGTAAAGAAAGAATGCCAATATTTGGAGAAGATCTTCCAGATGAAGTTCGTGCACAAATAAATCAAGATTTAACACCAGGTAGATATTTTGAAAATGCCGTTATTTATGGAAACAGAGCTATTGCTCTTGCAAAAATTAGTGGAGATGAAGATAGAGTAAAAGAAGAAGAAGCTCTTCTTAAGAAAAACTTAGATGAGGCAAAAGGCCTTAAACGTTTAGAAGAAGCTATCTTTGGAAAAGACAAAGAAAATGAAGCTACTGAGTCTCGAGTATCAGAGATAGACGAAGAAATTTCAAAGATTATTAAAAGTGATCCAGAAGCTCCTATTGACATGGATGCTTTAGGCGAGCTTCTGAGTAGAAAAAATAATCTTGTACAAAACTTTGAGGATTCTGATAAAGACTTTGAAAATAGAATTACAGCTGTTCTAGATCAATTAGAGAAGCAAAGAACTAATATTGAGCTTGCTCGTAATAACGCTGGTTCAGAAGAAGAGATTGCTGAACTACAGAAAAGACTAGAAAAAGCTGATGAGCTTATAAGTGATCTTTCAAAGTACTATAGAGACTTTAAAGACATAAAGTTTAGAGTTGAAGGCGCTAAGTTAAATCTTTCTGAAGAAGATTTAAGCCCTAGAGAGCAGTCTATTCGTTTAGATGTAATTGAAAAGGGTAGAAACGATTTAGAGAAACTAAAAAATGAATTTAGTTTAGCTGCCGTTAGAAACAGAGAGCCAGTAGCAGAAGAAACTGTAATTCAAGAGGCAATAGTTGATTCAATAACAGGAGACGAACCTAAGTTAACCCTTTCAGAGCTTATTGATAAATTAAAGCGCAAGTTATTGGATGATGAAATCGTTGGTCCTTTCGGTTCCAGACGTGACATGATCAGTAAATTGATGGTGCAGAAGTGGGGTTACGGTCTACGTCGTATGGAAACCCCATACATTCAAAGAGCGATGAGTGCATACAAAAAGAAACTAAAAGAACTTTCTAATGAAGATTTAATTGACATGGTAAATCTTTATTACGATGAAATTGATGCTCGTCTTGAAGCAGAAAGAGAAGCTTCCCGCCCCGCTGCTCCAAAAATCCTTTCACCAGAGGAAGTTGCAGAAGAAGAAAGAAAACGCAGAGTTAAAGAGATTCGTGATAAGAAGCGTAGAGAGCGTGAAGACAAGCTTATCGAAGAAGACGAGAAAGCTAAAGATAAGGAAGAGCCTACTCCTACAACACCAGCTACTCCTTCCACCCCTACTACTCCTGCAACTCCTGTAACTCCAGATGAAACTCCAGAAACAACAACTCCAGAAGCTTCAAAGCCAACCAAGATTTTAGTTCGTGGCGCAGATCTTCAACCAGGCG